CTTATGATATTCTTCTGTCATAACCATATTACCAAACTTATCATAATAAAAATCTGTAGGAAGGAGTTTAGGTTTAATAAACTCCTTAACATACAAATCATATATCCAATCATCTTTAACTAACATAATTATGTAATTTCACAAGCACCACCAGCACAAGCTAACTCACCACTTAAATCAGTTTCATCAGTAACTTCTACTATCTTGGTTAAATCTATGTTATTTAAATGTTTAACCATTTCACTATAAACATCTTCTGTAATATCCTCAAAAGGGGCTTGTGTATATGTTCCACCATCATAAGGTAATACAGACAAACCATTATAATGTTCTTTATTTTCCCACATCCATTCACCAGCCAGATCCCAATCCTCATCTTTTAAAGATATTGTTGCGGAAACATTGTGGGTATTTGATCCATTTCTATGTCCACTTTTTACCCATTCATTTGCAACTTTTTTCACCCTTTCCAAAAGATCAAAAGGTGATTCCGTTCTTAATATAGAACCTTGTGGTGCTTTTTGTGGTATAGTTATAATTGCGGTGTCGTGAGATCTAAAATAGTCATCTTCCAATAATTCTGGATGATTACTAACTAAATGTCTATATATTGATTCATTTTTACCAACTCTAATTCTCCTAATATAGTAATCATTGTGCCACGCATGGATTCCTGAAGAAGTTCCTAAAGTTAATGATGTTGTTCCAGCAGGTTTAACTGTAGTACATCTAGCACTCTTTTTAATATTTATTATTCTAGAAACCCTACTATTTTCTCTCTTTACCACATCAGCAGACTTTTCTAAATCATAACCCAATACAACACCACTACCTATTCCAGTCATAGAAACACCTATTAGAGCGTCTTTCTCTGTAGTTTGTTGCCATACCTCTCTAAGATAATGAAAGTCCGTATAACCCGCTTGTAATGTCCCTATGAACGCTGCAGCTTTAACTCTTTCATTTAAATCTTCTTGTGATTCTATATTTGATACATTAACCTCACACAAATTACAGAACTGAAATGGTCTTAAAGCTATTTCACAACATGGATTTGTTCCCCATTCTTTATCATTTGATAGGTAAATTCCTGGTTCACCAGCACCTGATAATTCAATTCTTTTCCATAAATCCATAAAGAATTGTTTAGTTATCTTATGTCTAATTAGTACCGCTGAGTTGTTTGCTCTACCTCTTTGTGGATTTTTTTCCCACCATTTACCAGATTTACAAGAAATCATTTCTATATCATCAGCACTAAATAATGATATGAGTGCCGCTCTACGAATACCACCTGCCAACACCGCATCTGCAATATGACAAACAATATCATGTGTTTCTGTGGTAGTTAAGGTTTCACCATCTATTTTATTTTCTAAAATACCTGTTATTTTAACTATACATTCTTTTAGTGGTTGTGGTCCTGGAGCCTTTCCACCTGAAGTAACTAACCTAGCACCTTTTGGTCTAATATCTGAAAAGTCAAACTCTATCTTGGAGCTTCTCTTATCACCAATATAAGACTTCATAAGTACTTTTATAGAATCTGACCAACCTTCAATAGAATCACCAATTAAAAATCTCCTTTTTCTTTTAGAATATGGTTTATTAATAGGTGGTAATTTTTCTACATGATGTTTTTGTACTGAATAACCAACACCAGTTCCTCCTAATAATAAAAACATTGTTTCTGAAAACGCATCTACATCATCTATAGGTAAAAACGCACAATTATATACTCTGTTAGGTGATATTTCTATAGGTTTACCAGCAAATTGCATTGATCTCATTGATGGTAGAACTTTTTTATCATATACAAATTTATATTTCTCTTCTATCTCATCTTTTAACTCTGGATACCTCTTAAGGTGCATATTCCTATTCCTAGTAACCAACTCTTCCCAAGTCTCTCTTCTATTTAATTCTGGTATGTATTTAGCGTACTTCATATACACTGTAATGTCTGATAATATTTTGTTTGTTACGTCCATATTTTATTCTTTTTTTATCAAATTATTTAGAATTTAAGGTGAGTATTCCCCTAACAATTTGACTATTCAAATTATTTTTTTTGTGGGGAAAATAACTAAATTAAGTTATCCCCCTCCTAAAGTCTCTCGTTTTTTCTTTACAACTTCCGTTATAAACATAGAATCTTTTTTCTTAGTACCTTTTTCAAATTCTAAGAATGATACGTCACTAGAATCCTCGGTATCAACTATAAGTGTTCCATTATCAAATAATATATCTTCAAATATAACACCGTCTTTACCAAATCTAGATTTAAGTATCGCCATTGTTGCCCTACCTTCTTCCTTTTGTTCTAAGGTTTTAGCAACTGAAACAATAAAATGTCCGATTTGTCCCTTTTTAATTGATCCACCTATCATATCCGCTTGTACGACATTTGCACCAATAGAACTTCTATTACCTTGTATCGCAGTCCACCCGACAATATCCAATTCAGATATCATAGTCTCAAATTGTCTCATAACATTTCCTTCTCCAGACCATTCATCTTTAAATTGTTTTACAGGTGAAACACAATCCATATAATCAACAAATACAATATCAGGTTTCATTCCGTTTGAAGTTAATTTACGTAGATATTGTTTAATTTGTGGTATGGTGGTTCCATCACTAGCCATTTTCTTTAAAATAAGATTACCTTCTTTACTTTTAAATCTAGGTAAAACTTCTTTCACTTTGTCTCTATTTTCAGTCAATTCATTTAATGGAACTTCTGTCCAACAAGTTATGTGTTTTCGTTGAATTACTTTTGGGTTATCCTCAAAGAAAATCTGTACCACATTATATCCTAAATTATATGCGGTGTTAGCCATTCTTGTAATAAGAGTAGTTTTACCAACTCCAAACGGTGCCAATATAACCCCTAATTCTCCCTTAGATAGTCCACCATCCATTAGATTATCCAAACCAACTATACCAGTTTGTATTGGACTTCTAAAATCATCACTAAGTACATCTTCAATGGCGTGAAATACATCAATACCAACATCAGTAACTTCTCCAACAGTTAAAGCATTTTTTAAGATTTCTTCACACTCATCATACCTATCAAAATCTCCACTATCTAGAATTTTTTGGATTTTTTGATTGGCTTTCTTAAGTTCTTGTTGTTTACAGAACTTAATAGCAACTTCCTGTGTGTGTAAACAATCTTTACTATCAGACTCTTGAATCTCCTTAATCATTTCCAATGCGGATACCCTAGCAATTTCTCTTCTTACTTCAGCTTTAATGATCTGGTTTATGGTTTCGTATGATGGTATAGATTCATAATTTTCATTGTAATCTTTAATACTTGCAATGATTAATCTAATATACTCGTTATCAAAATAATTAGGGGACATGATTTCCATTATACTTTCTGAAAACTTTGTGTCTTCAATCATTTGTTTAACTAATTTTACCTGAAAACTGTATCCTAAATACCCTAAATTTTTAACTTCCTTTCTATCCATAACTTTTTAAATTTGACTTATTAATAAATATGCAGTCTAAGTCATAATCACAATATTTTTTTGTATATTTTTTCTGATTTAACCCCTGTTGAATTTGATCAATGATTTTAGGAATAATTTTTCTTACATCAACGTCATATCTGACTTTTGGTGGGTAGTCATTTCCACTAAACATCCTCTCCGCGACTACCTCTCCTTTAACTTTTATTTGGAATGTAAAAATGTCCTCGTTTTCATAAATATCCTTTGTATATACATCAGAATTTTCATCTTTATTAATAGTATAATAAGGGTTATAATATCTATACAAATATTCATAGGAATTATTTTTAAAGTGTTTTTTAAGTATATCTACACAATCATCTATCACCTCTTTTAATTCTATTGAACATATGGAATCTTTATTATATCTATGTATTGGGAAATTTCTTCCGACTATGGGGTTTCCGTTAATTAGAAATAAAAATTCATACGGAAATACTTTATATACCTTTTTCATCTTTCTCTTTTTTTGTTTTTAAATAATGTTTCTTTTCTTTTTTTATGATTCTTAGAAATGGTTGTAGAAAACTTATATAACCATCTCTACCACCAGGTAAAGCCATCATTAACCCATCTTCAATCATCATATTAATTACATTCTTTGTTTCCCTATCTTCTGGATCAATAGTAGTCTCAAATAAGTAATCCAATTCTTCTTTCGAAGATTCAGTTAATAACGGAGTTTTTAGGTTAATAATTTTTTCATTAATATCATAAATATCCTTACCCTGTACACCAACAGTAACTC